CCACAACACTAAACGACTTGCTACCAGAGATCATCCAAGAAGCGATGTTCGTAGCCAGCGAGAGATCCATTATGCGTGGTCTCGTAAAGAATTATGCTTTGGCTCCAGGTCAAGGTAAAAATGTTAATGTTCCAATTTACCCAATCCAAACAGCAGCCGCTGTTACTGAAGGTAATGAAGTTGATAACACAGCAGTAAGCACAAACACAGCACAATTAACAGTTAGCCCAGTTGCTATCCGCACATTGTTAACTGACTTGGCTCGCACATCAGCCGCAAGTAATGTTGTTGCTGACTTAGGTAAGCTATTTGGTGAAGCTATTGCTCGTAAGATTGACACAGATTTGACTGCAAAGTTCTTGCAATTCAACGCTGGTGCTGGTGACTACACTGGTGCTATTACTGCCGCAGACATCTTCAAGATGGTTGCTAAGTTAAAAGCCAGTGCTGTTCCTACAGAAGGTATGGTCTGTGTATTGCACCCAGAAATTGCCTATGACTTGAAGGCTGCTTTGACAACTCAAGGTAATGTCCCATTCACAGCCGGTGCTTACAGTGATGTAACCAACGAAGCAATGCGTATGGGCTATGTTGGTATGTTGGCCGGTATCCCAGTCTACGAAACATCTAACATTGCTGCCAATGTTAACGCTGGTGACTTCCCTGGTGCTGTTTTCCACCGTGATGCTATCGGTCTTGGCTTGATTGGCGATATCTCCATTGAGACACAGCGTCGTGCTAGTTTCTTGGGTGATGACATTGTATGTTCTGCATACTATGGCACAGGTATCCTACAAAACAACTACGGTCGTTACTTGGCATTTGACTCAAGCATCAACCCTTAATTGCTAAATTAATCTAAAGGACTATCACAATGAACAGAGCATTTATATACAGTTACAAAACATTCGTAAGTTTCGCAACCTATGAAGATGTCACTCAGCGTGATAGTCGCGTTTTTGAAGCCAATGAAGATTTAACAGAAACAGAAATCAACGATTACTTAGAACTGGCCAGTCAGCGTATTCTAACACAAATTAGAAACACTGGATGGTGGAGAGAATATCAGCGTAAACTAGCACAGATAGTTGATCCTAACTTGCTACCCGCTGTTAATCCAGATTATATATTAGCCAGAACGCAGGAGTTCAAAGACTTAAATGTGTATTTTGCATTAATGGAATATGTCTATCCTAGTGTTGCTGACTTTGGCAATCCTGACAGTGCTGAATTTGCAAAAATTAAGTTCTACAAGGACAGCTATAATGTATTGTTTGACGAAGTAATTGAAGCAGGAGACTGGTATGACTTCAGCGAAAATGGCACCATTGATACCGCAGACAAGATGGCTGCAACAGTAAACAGAGTTCGCACAAGATGAGAACAGAATTATTAACTTATTTGACGGCACAACTAACTGAATCTATCAAGACCAGTCAGGAACTGCCTTTTCAAGAAGGAACTAATCCACTGTATATGAAGAATGCTCGTAGAGTATATCTTGACGAACCTTATACTGAAGAAGACACCTTACTGCCTACATTGGGTAGTTTGCAGATCAACCAAAGAGTAACTATCGTAAGATGGTTCTTGTCAGTTGATGCAAAAAACAGAAACGCAGACTTAGATTCAGCATTAACAATCTTAGGTAGTGCTAAAGATATCACTACCATCACAGGCGTTTATACACGCTTGTTTGACTATACAGTCAGCATAGACAATGACAGAGTTGTTTATGAAGGCGAATATAGATTCGCAAATTTAGCATAAAGGAAAACAAATATGGCTTTCATATTTCCAGCACCAGGCGTAGAGAATGTAGAAACTACATTGGCTATCCGTGTTAGTGGAGATACTTCAGGCTTATTGATCCCAGCGATGCAAAACATTACCATTAACAATGCTAATGATGTATTCACTTGGACACAATTGGATGAAGGTTCAAAACTACAAATCCCAACTACAGCAACAAACAGTTTAGACTTAAACATTGTTCTAGATCAAACTAGTTTCTTTGGCACAGGTAGTGGCGCAGATGTCGCTATCAACAAAGGTATTTTCGGTCTAAGCAAAGACAAGTTGTTAGTTGCTTTTACACTATACTTAGGTGATACAAGCGCAGGCGGCGCAGGCAAAACTATGACAGGTAATGCTTACATCACTGGCTTGGCTCCAACAGTTAGTGCTGACAGTCCTGTATGGGTTAGCCCAGTTACATTGACTGTAACAGGCGACTACACAGTAGCTTAATTCTCAGGGATGGGAAGGATAACCCGCTTCGGCGGGTTTCTTATTGGCGGAAGTTAGCATAAATAATCAAGCAAGGAGATATGATGATTTTTGACAATAAAACGGACAAAGAAATCTTGCGTAGTATAGAAGGTGAAGTCGCTAAGGCTTTATCCGAACTGAGATGTGCTAGAAAAGATCTAGAACAAGCAGAAGTAAGAATGAAGTTTGCACTGGCAACTGTGCATTACTTAAAACAAAGATTTGAGGATTAAAATGGATATTAGTAAATTTGCAAAGAAACCCACACTAACTAAAATAGTGATGGATGACGCAGAAGTTGTAGAACAATATGGAGAACCAATTGAATTTCATATGTTAGATCAAATGAGTATTTCAACATACTTTGAATTCTACAGACTACAACAAGAACAAGACAGCGACAAGTTAAATGATCTGTTGCGTAAAATTGTGCTCAAAGAAGATGGCACACCAGCACTTACAGAAGAAGAAATCTTTCCTGTTGATCTAACACTGGGCTTACTCGTAAAGATTAATGAATTCTTGGGAAAGTCAAAAACCAAGGCATCAACACCAACGACTGGGCCAGCATTGAAATGATTAACATAGGAATGATTGCCAAACAATACGGACAACTGCCCAGCACAGTTCGTGAGTCAGGCACTATCTATGATTTAATGATATACGATGTAATGATGTCTTGGGAACAATATCAACAAGAAAAAGCTGAAGGAAAAACTCCAGCACCAAAGTTAAGCCAAGAGCAAATGATGGCTATGGTTGAAAAAACTAAAAGTAAAGACAAGGAAAAATTATAATGGCAGGTCAAATAGTCAAACGCATCAATCAATTAGAAAAGGCATTGGATCCTAATAATCTAGCCCGAGAAGCCTATGACTATTTTAAACGAGAAACTCCTATACGCACAGGTAATGCTCGTGGCAATACTAGACTGCAAGGTGATGAAATATGGGCTGATTATGCTTATGCACAAAGACTAGATGCAGGTTATAGCAGTCAAAGTCCACAAGGTATGACCAAGCCAACAGAAAAATTTATACAAGAGTATATCAGAAAACAAGCGAAAGGTTAATCTATGGCAGCAATAGAAAACTTCGTATTAAAGATTAAAGTAGAAGGTCAAAAAGCTGTAGATGATCTTTCTAAATCCATAACTGGTCTAGGCACAACTATAGGCGGCTTCGGCGCTAACGCCGGTAGAATGACTTCAGCAATATCGGGCATCGTAGGTGGCCTAGGTGGTATGGCATCAATAGCCGGAACAGCCGCGGCAGCATTCGTTGGTCTAGGTATGAGAGCCATTGCTATGGCAGATGATTTAAGTGATATCAGTGATGCTACTGGTATAGCTACTGGTGCATTAAACAACTTTAAAAATAGTTTAGTTGATGCTGGTGGCAAAACAGAAGACTTCTCTACATTGGCAGCAAAACTAAATCAAAATGTAGGTGATGCCGCAGTAGGCAACGAAAAAGCACAACAAGCATTTAGAAAACTCGGAGTATTTGTCACAGATGCAGGCGGAGCAGTTCGCAACACAGGGGATATACTTCGTGATGCTATCAGTAAATTAGCAGCCATTGAAGATCCAGCAACAAGAGCAAGTTTAGCAGTAGATTTATTCGGTAAATCAGCCGCTAAATTAGATTTTACAAAATTAAATGCTGCCAATGACTTTGCCAAAGATGAACAAATTGCTCAGTTAGCAAAATATCAAACAGCCATTGATAATGTTGCAAAAGCAATTAATGATAATTTATTAACAGCATTTGGCAAACTTGCAATTGGTTTTAATGAGTATAATAAAGCCATTGATGAAAATGAAAAACGATTAAACGCCTTAGGCAGAACAAGTCGTCAATTTACACCTGGTGGTCCAGGTGCCACAATGGCTAATCCTGTAGGCAGTGGTCCAGAGCGTAGAATGACCGATGCTGAAAAAGAGTATCTATTAGCAGAAAAAACACGAAAAGAATATGAAGCACAGCAAAAAGCACTTATGTCTGTTTATAAGACTCGTGCTCAAACTGGAGCTACAATCGGCGGCTTTGGTGCAACTCCGGAAGCAACATTAAAAGCCATTGCTGAAAGTAGAAAGCGATTAGCAGCCAGCAACATTGAAAGCGATAAAAACGAAAGATTAAAAGCCGCTAATGAAATACAAGCAATTGAAATAAATGCTGCCGCGGAAACACAAAAAGCGTGGTTAGCAATTAGCACTCAAGAAAGAATCAGTGAAGCACAAATGGCCACTGAATTCGCTGCCAAAAAGAAAGAAATTGATACAAAAGCGGCTCTAGATACAGCAAAAGTTCGTAGCCAACTTAACGCTAAAATATTCACAGAGGAAGAAGCACAGCGTCAAAAAAGTGCAGAAGAATTGGCTGCAGAAGAACAACGCCTTAATAAACTGTTTGAAACAGGTAGAAAAATAACAGAACAAGCCGCAGAACAAAATAAAGAATTAGCAACAAAAGCAAAATTAGCATTAGATACGGCTACAATGACAGATCGTGAGCGAGCCAATGCAGAAGAATTATTTAAGATTGAACAAGATAGATTAGCATTGCTAAAACAAATAGCTGATACTTATGGCAATGAAGAATTCGCAAAACGAACTGCTGAAGAAAAGAAGATCAACGACTTATTGAACAAGCGTAAAGAAGATGCTATTGCTAATCAACAAGCAACTGCAGAACAACAACAAAACTTTAGTGCTGGTTGGGAAAAAGCATACCGTCAATATGTTGAAAATAGTAATAATAGTTTTAATCAGGCCAGTCAAACATTTGCAACAGTTAGTCGTGGCTTTGAAGACAGTATGGTTAGATTTGTTCAAACTGGTAAATTAAGTTTTAAAGATTTATTCAATACGCTAATTGCCGAAGCAGTAAGAGCCAACAGCAGTAAATTGTTTGCTGGATTATTTGGTGGAGGAGGCGGCGGAGGATTGTTTGGCGCAATAGGTAGTTTATTTGGTGGATTCTTTGCCAATGGTGGCGAACCTCCAATGAACAAAGTCAGCGTTGTTGGTGAAAATGGACCAGAATTGTTTGTCCCAAGACAAGCAGGAACAATTATTCCTAATGGTGGATTAGGTGGACAAACAGTTAATACCGCTGTAACATATAACATACAGGCAGTGGATGCTAGTAGTTTTAGAAGTTTAGTGGCTAGAGATCCAGAGTTTATTCACAATGTAGTAGAACAAGGGCGTCGCCAGATGCCAATAAGGAGTCGTAGATAATGGCATTACAAGACATAATTGACACAGCGGTTAGCATTGAAGTTAATCGCAGTAAATTAATCGCACAGACAATGAGTCGCAGTGGTAGAATGAGTGTAGCCAGTCGCAACTGGGCTAATCCATTTAGATTTACTGTAATACCTAAACCAATTTGGCGTTATGATGAGTATAGAGCAATATTTGAACCTATCTTTACAGCAGATAGATTTACTACACAAAGCATTGCACTGACAAATTATAACACAAGCACTGGTGCTATTATTGCTACAAATATGTTGTGGCTTACTGAATATCAAGGTGATCTTGATACAAATGCCAATGGTATCTTAGAAAGTTATTCAGCAACATCAAAATCAGATAATACTTTAACTATTACAAAAAGTGGAACACCTACAGTAGGTGATTATATTGTCAAAGCAGGTGATTATCTAAGATTGCAAGGTAAGGCATATCCTTACATTGTCAGTGCAGATGTTCAAGTATCAGCCAATAGCACAGAAACAATTACATTACATCGTGGTATCTTAGATACATTTAGTAGTGGCACACAAATTTTTGTTGGATATAGAGCGGCAAGATTTAATGTTAAAGTTACTAAACTTCCACAGATTAAATTCTTACCAGGTAAGTTAGTAGAATTTACCAGCGATTTTGAATTAACGGAGTTCATAGAATGACAACACCAATCCCAGCAGTTGACACAGAACGCAGTATTGAACACGGCGTTCTCATTGATATAACACTAACAACTATTAATGCTACCACAGCCGCATCAGGCACTGGTTCAACAGCAACACTAACATTTGAAACACAGGACACTGTGCCTTTTTCAATAGGAGATACTATTGTTGTTAGTGGAGTTATACCTACAACTTATAATGGAACTTTTATTGTCACAGGTGCAACCAACAGTAGTGTAAGTTATTCTACTACGGCCACTGGCAGTCAAACACAGGCTGGTAATATCAGCACAATTTTCTATGTTAGTAATTGTTGGAAGAACATTGTTTATAATACTAAGACTTATGTTGCATTGGCTGGATTCTTATCAGTTAGTGAGATACAAAGCAATATTTCAAATGCCAATGATGAAGTGCAGATTGGCCTAAGTGCTATTCCTCCTACATTTATCACAGCAGTATTGGGCACACCGATTAAAGGTGGTGTGGTTAATATCTATCGTGCTTTCTTTGACTATAATACACAGGCAGTTATCACAGGTGAAATATATCGTAGATTTACCGGAGTTG